GCCTTACAAATTTGTGAACACTCTTCTTGAGTAACATTTGTATATATTGTTAAATCAATTTTAACATTATTGTCGAGATGATATTTCAATTTTTTAGGTAGTGTATCATATGTATTAGTACCATTAGTTACTTGAACATATTCTGAATTACCTTCACTATCTAATACTTGATAATTACCATCTGGTAATTCTATTTTATTATTCAAAAAACCTATACAAATTTCATAATCAGTAATTCCAAAAGTTTCATTTCTATTCCAAGAATCTAAAACCATTATTGTTCTGCCCCACTTTTTAAAGTAGGCAATATCATGTGGTCTTCCTTCTTCTTTTGCAGCTTTGTAACACTCATAGTTATTTGCAAACGTAAATACTGAGGGTGCTTTACCATGTAATAAATTTAACAAATATTCTTGTGCAACATTTAATGGCCAACGACCAGTTCCACCAGTGGAGTTTTTAAATACAGAATTGGCTTGAAACGCCTCATCAGCAACTAAGTTATTTTCCTTACACCACTTTAGGTACTGACTAAAAGTCAAGTGTTTTTTGATGGTTTTTGAAAATCTATGATAAGGTAATTGTTTTGGCATCATGCGAAAAAATCCTCTAATGTAGTTTGAGTTCCAAAAGACCTGTCTATCTTCCAACCAATATTGTTAGTAATAAAAGATAGTGGGTCTATGAAACTCTTTTCATATTGGCTATCATAACAAATGTATTTGTGAATGTCAAGTTCTTTTGGAACTTTTGTCATGAATGAAATGACATTGCAACCAATAGGATTTGGTTGTCGTAATTCTAGATATTTAATTTTGTCACCATCTTGTATGATAGGATACTTGTGTGATAGTTTCTTTTCTTTAACCAAATGATTGTAAACTAACCCACCTTTAATATGCATGGGTGTACCCTTTTGGAAAATAGAACTTTCAGAACGAAACTTACGAATACCGTTACAGGAACGTGGATATGCAATCTCCTCTGGTGGTAACTTATTAAACTCATCACGAAATGTAATAAGGAAGTCATTTAATTGTTTTTCATCACCCCCCATAATTATGGTTAATGCTTCCTTAATCTTTTCACGACATGGTGCAGGCGTGGATGACTTGACAGCTTCGATACCCATAATCTTGAGAGATGGTTCTTTGTATCGAACACCCTCAACATCCCATGCGTTTAGAATATATCTTTTCTTTGCTGTCCAGATACCTTTGTCTGCAATCACTTCTCTTTTCATAAACATCTTTTGGTCATATGCATTTACATATGAAGCAAGACTTTGATAACTTTTATCAATATAAGGTTCAATTTTCTCTCTAGCGATTGTGTCCAAGAAATTGACAATCTTTGATATGTCATTTCTTTCTTTGAACACTTTATCAACCAATCTGTCAAAAGTAACATATATCGAATCTGTATCAGATGCAATAACGAAATCTTCATTAGTAGTTTCCAATAATTTGTTAAGATATTGATTTATCTTCTTTTCAATCCAACGAATGGATAATTGACCAGCGGTAGTAATTCCTTCTGCAATCGCAAGGTCATAGTATCGAAAGTATTGATTACCAATTGCACCATATGCTGAATTGAGTGATATCTTTCGAGCCATCTGAATATTGTTGTAACGACTAATATATTTAAGGTACTTGGAATCTTTAGTATCCTCATAGTCTTGTTTAGCCTTCAACATCTTTTTCTTGTAAACAGTACGGTCATTATAAATCTCTTGCATCATCTCTGGTAGGAAACCAAGTTTGTCTGTGCGATATAATGCACCATTTGGTGTAATAGTCGTTTGTTCTGGAATGTCAAGTGCAACTTCTTGTAACATATTGTCAACAGTTAGTTTCATATACTCACCAGTGACAAGTGTTTCTGGTGACATATTATATTGCATAATTAGATGTGGATATAGTGAGTTCAAGTCAAACGACATAACCCATTTGTGTTGACCAACTTGTGGTTCTTTTACATATGCACCTTCAAACTTTTCTGACTTGGAAGAACTAGACTTTTGTGGAATCACAATCTTTTTGTTCTTGAGGTAATTGTGAATGAGAACATCCCAATACTTAACTTGACCGAATACATCTTCATAGTTTACTTTCGCTTCATAAGCCATAGTCAGACAAAGTTCAAGTAACTTCATCTTGTCTTCAAGACGGTCAACAAGTTCAACGTCAACAATATTATATTCTAGGAAAGATTGATAATCTTTTGTGTACCACTCTTGGAAAGTTTCGTATGGGTTTTCATTCTTCTTCTGACCAAGTTCAACAAACGCAATATGATTAAGTGCATAACTCTCTTGATTTGTGTAAGTAAATTTACGATAGAGTTGTAGATAATCAAGATTTGCAACACCAGTGATATCATACACTTGTTGGTCACGACCATGATTAAATACTTTTCTAGAACTAATTAAACCCCAAGGAGAAAACTCTTTGGCTCTGTCTTCACCAAGAACCTTGGTAACACGATTAATCAGATAAGGGATATCAAAGAATTCAGTATTCCAACCAGTGACAACATCTGGATAATGTTTAGTCCAGAAGTTCATGAAGTTTGCAAGTAGTTCGTTTTCGTTTGAACAGTTTACATATGTAACGTCATCTCTATCATTCTTGAAATCACCAATACCCCACAATATAATCTTTTTTGTGGTTTGGTTTTTAACAGTGATTGCGAGCATCTCTTCCTCAGCCTTCTCTGGGTCTGGGAAACCGTTGTCTGCTTTTGTCTCAATGTCGATTGTAACTGTTAGGATTTTATCATTATCCCAATTGACATTGTTGGGATATGTATCTGAAAGATATGTATATGCAAACCTATCCAGACCAAAGACCAGATGAGGTTGTTGTTTGTATTGTTCTATGAATGACTTTGTTTCTTTGATAGTGTCAAATTTATATGGTGTAACATATTTACCATCAAGTGTTTTCCATTCAGTTTGTTTCTGAACAGGAACGTACATAGTTGGAGAATACTTAACCTTACGATTAAGTCTCTCACCATTTTTGTATTCACGAACTAAGATTTGGTTACCCCACTGGGCAACATTCGTATAAAATTGCATAATGTAGTTATATCACCTTAGTAGTTAAAAGTCAAGTCCAATTATCACGATTCATAAATTTTACTAAAACATCTTTGAGTATACTTCCACTATGAACTGAATCATATCCAACATGACCAGGCTGTGAATTTATCTCTAAAACGTATGGTGGAACTTTTTCTCTATCTTCAGATACAATTAAATCTACACCAATCCATTTACCACCAATTGAACGGTCTACTTTTAAACAAACATCTTTTTCTAATTCTGTCAATTCAAATTTTTCTGGTTTAGAACCTTGGTGAACATTACTTCTAAAATCACCTTCTGCGAGTGGTCTTTTCATTGCACCCATGATTTCACCAGCAACCATCATAACACGAACATCAAAATCTATCTCAATATATTCTTGAAGTATAAGACCTCTTTCAGAACCTAACTTATTAATAATTTGTGCAGACGATAATAGTTGAGCTTCATCTTTAATTTTAAGAACACCAACTCCACCAGTTCCTAATATTGTTTTGAGAACAACTGGAAACTTACCACCAATACGTTTATGAATATCTTCTAATTTATCTAAATCATTTACTAAAACTGTAAAAGGTTGTTTAATATAGTCTTGTTGTAATTTTAAATAAGTATGATACTTATCCCAACAAATGTTATGAACTGACATAGGGTTAATAACTTTAACACCATTAATAGTAAGTTCACGATAGAAATTTTGCCAGCTCGGAAAATCGTTTGATTTAGACCTATTGAACACAATAGTATTATCATCTATCTCAAATTGATTATCTTCTTTATCATATACAAACAATTTATCATCTTTTTTAATGATATATGTTTCTTCTATTTTTGCTTTAAATCCAGTTAATCCTAGTTCCTTACCAAATGATAACATCTTATCAGCAAGTGGGTCAGTTTCCTCTTTAGAGTCATCACCAACATTACTAGGGTCATTGTATATTACAACAAAACGATATGGTTTGTCTGGAGCTTGCTCAGCAATGTAATCTCTTAAAGAAATTACACTGCTTTCTTTTTCAACTGCAATACTCTCTAACATTTAATTAGTCCTTTTGAAAAAACTTCTCTATCATATCTAGTCTGTCATGGGCAGCTGCTAATTTATCCAACTCTGCAATAACTGCTTCTGTAATATCAGAATGTT